ACCCATCCCTAAAAGAAGATAGAGTAATTCATTTTGGTCTGGACGTGAGGAACGTAGATCTAAGAGATGAAAGCAAACTTGCACAACTCTTATCAAAAGAGAAACCCACACACATTGTCCACCTCGCTGCATATGCGGGTGTACGTGATTCGTTCGGTAAAGAGAAGGCATATCATTCCAATAACATTGATGGCACTCAAAACCTAATCGATCTATGCAAGGTGCATTGTCCAGAGGTACGTATTGTATATGCGTCAACCTCATGTGTATATGCAGGATCTGAATTACCATGGACTGAAGGTAAAGAGTCTGGTAAGCAGTTGAACCCCTATGGATGGTCTAAGTGGACAAACGAATGTCAGTTCACTGCATCTGGTTTGAATGTTACAGGTCTAAGGTTCTTTACAGTATACGGTGAGTGGGGCAGACCAGACATGGCACTGTTTACATTTACTCAAAATATACTTGACGAACTCCCAATAACAGTGTATAATTATGGTAATATGAAACGTGATTTCACTTACGTGCAAGATATCATTAAGGGAATCGAACTCATATTAGACGAAGATGTCAAGTCTGGAGAGATCTTTAATATTGGACGGGGTCAACAAGTTAACCTCATGGACTTTATTACTGAGATTGAAAAGAACACTGGCAAGAAAGCAATCAAGGATTTGCAACCCAAACATCCTGCGGATACATTAGAGACTTGGAGTAACACTGGTAAATTAGAATCACTAGGTTACCACCCAACTACAAGTATCCCAGAGGGTATTGCAAACTTTTATAAATGGTACAAGGAATATCACGGAGTATAATTATGGCAGATGATTTTGATAAGTTCGTTCCCAAGACAGATGGGGAAGCACAACCCGACACAGTAAGTAAAGAGAACCCATTGAAGATGGGTATTGTCGGTCATGGGTTTGTGGGTAAGGCAGTGGAGTATGCATTCCATCACCACATGATAGAACATTTCTTAGTTGATCCTAACTATGATACAAACATAGATGACCTTATTAAATGGGATCCATCTATAGTCTTTATATGTGCACCAACACCACAGAATGCTAAGAGTGGATTTGTTGATGCATCTATTGTAGAAGATGCTGTACTGAAACTCATATACAATACGAACGCATTTGTTGTTGTCAAATCAACAGTAACACCAGATATAATCGACAGACTCTATAACTCTATAGAACCAGAAGATATGGATAGGTTCATTTATAATCCAGAGTTCCTAACTGAGAAGTCTGCATGTGAAGACTTTGTGAATGCTGAACACCATGTGTTCGGTGGCACTGTAAATGCATGTGATGAACTAGCACAACTCTATGACATCTTCTCTCTATGTAAGAGTGACAAGTATTATAAGATGTCTGGTTGTGAAGCATCGTTTGTAAAGTATGCTACGAATGCATACCTTGCAACTAAACTAACGTTCTTTAATCAGTTGAAAGATCTGGTTGATGGATTTGATTGTAGTTACAATGTAGTGACTCGTGCTATGGGTGCAGATGATCGTATCGGCATCAAACACACAAGAGTTCCAGGCCCAGATAAGAAGAAGGGGTTTGGTGGTGCATGTCTACCCAAAGACACTATGGCACTACTGAAGTTCTCTGAGACAAGGGGTAGTGAAAATACTTTCGATTTATTGGAAAAAGTCTTGACAATCAATGGAAAATATCGTATAATATATGATATAGATGAACGTGAAAAAGTTAATAATATAACATTTGGAGAAAGTGAATAATATGGGTTTAATGGATAAATTGAAAAAGCAGTCTACTGTAAAGGATACTGCAACACTTGCGACAAGCAAGTTCTTTGGTGTAACGGACATGGTACCAACCGATGTCCCTATGGTAAACGTAGCACTGAGTGGAGATCCGGATGGTGGTGTGACGCCAGGATTAACAGTCCTTGCAGGGCCGTCTAAGCATTTCAAAACCTCGTTCGCATTGCTTATGGCAGGTGCGTACTTGAAACAAAAGAAGGACGCAGTAATGTTGTTCTATGATTCTGAGTTTGGTTCACCGCAATCATACTTCGAAACATTCGGTATTGATACTGAACGTGTATTACACACACCAGTAAAAGATGTCGAGCAGTTGAAGATTGACATTGTCGGTCAACTGGAAAACTTAGAAGAATCCGATGATGTGATCATTGTAATCGACTCTGTCGGTAACCTTGCATCTAAGAAAGAACTGGATGATGCACTTGACGGTAAGTCAGTTGCCGATATGTCACGTGCGAAAGCATTCAAATCATTATTCAGAATGGTAACTCCATACTTGAATATGAAGAAGATCCCAATGATTGCTATCAACCATACCTACAAAGAGATCGGTCTATATCCTAAAGACATCGTATCTGGTGGTACTGGTATCATGTATAGTGCTGATAATGTATGGATCATTGGTCGTAGACAGAACAAGACTGGTACTGAGGTTACAGGTTATGACTTTGTAATCAAGGTAGAGAAGTCTCGATTTGCCAAAGAAAATTCTAAGATACCTATTAGTGTATCGTGGGATGGTGGTGTAGAGAAATGGTCTGGTCTACTGGACGTAGGTCTGGCAGGTGGGTATGTTACTAAACCAAGTAATGGTTGGTATCAACGTGCAGGTACTGAGAATAAAGTCCGTAAAGATGTAACCCTAACTGAAGAGTTCTGGGCACCTATCTTTGCTGAGACAGACTTCAAAGAATTTCTGAAGAAACAATACCAGATAGGCTTGCAAAGTGTCGTAGAACTTGATATAATGGTAGAAGAAAGCAATGGGTAAACTTAATGTTAATAAATGGTCAGAAGGTCTTGACTATGAGTTAATACCAGTTGATTATGTTGAACACAAAGATGCGTGGGATGTAAGAATCCTACGTGGTCATTGGAATGAGACCGTCATCCGTTACGGAACAATTACAATGGATGGTAGGGATGAAAATCTTAGGTTTGACTTTCGTGTAGTCAGTTCACCAAATTCAGACGCAACGTCTGAAGACGTTCAACTACAGGACGTTGCCGGTGATATCTTGTTTGATATCATCGACAGGGGATTCACGGAAGGTTATGTTTATGGTAAAGAAATTGAAGGAGAAGATATTGGAAATAAAACTAGAACAAACGATTCTGCGGAATCTACTAACGAATGATGCGTACACTCGTAAGGTCGCCGCATTCTTAGCACCCGAATATTTCGAGGGTGTATATAAAGGACTGTTCTCAGAATTTACTAAGTTCATTGCAAAGTATAATAAACTTCCTACGCAAGAATCATTCAAGATTGAGATCGATGAAGCAGACAGAATGTCTGACGAACACTATCGTCATGCCATGGAGATCCTTCCTAACATCTTTAACTATGAGAAAGAGAACCTTGAATGGTTGATTGATCGTACCGAGAAGTGGTGTCAAGATCGTGCAGTATATAATGCAATCATGGAATCTATTCAAGTCATTGATGGCAAACACCAAACACTAACCAAGAACGCACTTCCAGATATTCTATCCAAAGCACTGGCAGTTACCTTTGATACAAACATTGGTCACGACTACATTGAGAATGTCGATGATCGTTATGACTTCTATACAACTACTGAGGAAAGACTACCGTTTGACCTTGACCTATTCAACCAGATCACCAAGGGTGGTTTACCTAACAAGACTCTGAACATTGCACTGGCAGGTACAGGTGTTGGTAAGTCTCTCTTTATGTGTCACTGTGCAGGTGCCGCTCTTACTATGGGTAAGAACGTATTGTACATTACTATGGAGATGGCAGAAGAAAGAATCGCAGAACGTATCGATGCTAATCTTCTGAACATACCTATTGATCAGTTAGAGAATATGTCACGTGATATGTTCACGGACAAGGTCAGTCAGATCTCTGCAAAGACCAACGGTAAGTTGATCATTAAAGAATATCCGACTGGGGGTGCAAATGCATCTCACTTCCGTGCACTACTGAATGAGTTGAAACTCAAGAAGAACTTTGTACCAGACATGATCTATATTGATTATCTAAACATCTGCTCATCATCTCGTATGAAAGCAATGGGTGGATCAATCAACTCATATACATATATCAAGTCTATTGCAGAAGAACTACGTGGACTTGCAGTTGAGTTTGATGTACCAGTAGTATCTGCAACGCAGACTACAAGATCTGGATACAGTAATGATGATGTTGGTTTGGAAGATACTTCTGAATCGTTTGGTCTACCTGCTACTGCGGATCTAATGTTTGCCTTGATTTCAAATGAAGAATTGTCAAACAACAGACAGATCCTTGTGAAGCAATTGAAGAATCGATACAATGATCCAGTTGCTAATGGTAGGTTTGTGGTCGGTGTAGATAGATCCAAGATGCGTTTGTATGATGTAGATCAGTCTACTAATCCTATGAATCGTGAAGAAGACAACGGCCCTGCATTCGATAACAGTGCAAGTGGTCAAAGGTTAAATCAAGAGAATAGGTTTGGAGACTTTAAACTATGATGACTGTATGGCAACCATGGGAGATGACACTCTTTGTCATGGCACTAATGGGGGTATCTAACTATGTTGGATATTATCTAGGTAAGATTAAGGGCATAGAGATAACTCTAAGGCATATGAATGACGCAGATCTAATGCGTGTAATGAAAGGAGACGATGAGGATGAGTGAAGTAAATCTGGTTGGTGTAACCAAACCAAACGTAGGACATACCAGTGTATGGGATGCAAATGAATTAGTTGCATATACCGCACGTGTATCTAATCCTGCTAACCAAAGTAATAATGAGACTGCCCCACGGTTGATCAAGTATCTGATTAAACATGGTCATTGGTCACCGTTCGAGATGGTGCATATGACTTTGGAGATCAAGACTACTCGTGATATCAGTAGACAGATCTTACGTCATCGCTCGTTTTCATATCAAGAGTTCTCACAGAGGTATGCTGAGTCAGAAGACTTCGGTACCAGAGAAGCACGTATGCAGGATGCCAAGAATAGACAAGCATCTGTTGAGACAGATGATCGGACACTAGCAGAAGACTGGAACATGAAACAACGTGAAGTCATTAATGTTGCGAAGAGGAACTATAACTGGGCACTAGATAATGGCATTGCAAAAGAACAAGCACGTGTGTTGTTACCCGAAGGTAATACCGAGACTACATTATACATGGCAGGATCGTTACGTTCGTGGATACACTACTGCCAGTTACGTATGGGTATCGAGACTCAGAAAGAACACAGAGAAGTCGCATTGAAGTGTTGGGAACATGTTGGTGTTCACTTCCCAGATGTTATGGAAGCACTGGAACCTAAACCAAAGGTGCGTGTTGTAGATGATGCAGGATGTGATGTTGAGACAGGGAAGTTCTTAGGATGAAACTAAGTGCCCCAATCATCGAAGTAGATGGAGAATTGTGTATAGAGTTTTCAGATGAATTGATGGAAACGCTTGACTTTAAGGTGGGAGATGTGTTACAATGGGAACAACTTCCAGATAATAAATGGTTAATTACTAAAGCAGGAGAAGCAAATGAGTAAATTAAAGAAAGGTGACGTAGTCACAGTTATGACTGGTGTCGGTGAGTATATCGCACGACTAGTAGAAATTACACCCGCAGGTGTAGATGTAGAAAACCCAAGGTTGATTGTTAAATCACCGGAAGGTAAGATTGGTTTTGGACGTGGAGTGTGTATGTCTGGTGTTGAGAATCCACCAGTGTTAACATTCTGTGACGTTCTGTTTGTGGTAAAAGCAAACGGTGACTTTGAGTCTTCATGGATTGAAGCAACCAGTGGGATCATTATCTAATGTCCGAAGTTACTATACGCAATAAAGAATTGTTGGAGACTCTTAACGGATTCTCTGACAGATTCTTTGCTGAGAAGGATTATAACAATCCAGACGCACATGTGTATAGTAGTGAAGAAGATAAGAGCAACGGTGAATACTTTTGCTCTCAAGAATATCTGGATGAATGTTTGTCCAGAGACAAGTTAGTTGGAGTGCCAGATCGACACTTTGCCCAACCCATCTCTAAGATGGTGCGTGTAGATCCTAAATGGAAGGATTACATGCAACGGGTGAAATATGATTTTGCTTCAGAGATAGGTGCACACACCAGTGCCCTGCTATCATACTATCCCAAAGGGGGATTTGTCGGATGGCACACTAACTATGACGCATCTGCCTACCAAGTCTTATTTACGTGGTCTACGGGTAAAGGGTTCTTCCGATACTTAGATAACGAGACTGGAAAACTTGTCACTCATCAAGATGTGGCAGGTTGGCAATGCCGACATTACTACTTCGGTAGTGAAGAAGAGAAAGAGCACCATTGTTGGCACAGTGCCTATGCAGGGGGTGATAGAATCACCTTGGCATATAAGTTCTGTGGTTATGGTAAAAATGACCCTCGTGATCAACAAGCACGAGATTTAAGAGATTTATTAATTGAGGATATAGAAACATTATGATCACATTAACACCAGATGATAAGAAAAGGATTGGTAACGCAATCAAAGAAATGTCTGATTCCATGACACGCATGGACGCAGAGAAAGATTTAATCAAGGACATCGTACAGGTGACCTTCGAGAACCATGGAGTAGATAAGAAACATCTACGTAAACTTGCAGGTATCTACCACAAGTCTAACATGGCAGAAGTACGTACCGAGAACGATGACATCGATACTTTGTATGAGGAGTTGTTCAATGGTTAAAGCACACGTACCTCCGTTTACTTCAGTAGAAGATGCCCAACAGAAATTGGGTCAAGGCAGAATCCATATGCATTCCGAAGATCTCAAGAGAGTCAATGTTGTTGATGCTCCAGATTACAAATTCAATGAGAATAACCTCATTCGTGAGTTTGCTGATTATATAGATAATACATATGGGGGACACTATGGTCAAGGCGGTTTACAATCTTCTGAAGTCATTGTTGACCGTGGGCATGGTATGGGATTCTTCCTTGGCAATGTCGATAAGTACAACGGACGATATGGTAAGAAAGGTACTCCCGCAGACCACCGAAAAGATATAATGAAAATCATTCATTATGGATTCCTCGCACTATACGAGCATGACAGGATCCATGAGAACGATACTATTTAACGGTGACAGTTTTACATACGGTGATGAGTTGGATGGGTACGAAACAAATACCCATCACGCTCACACGTATGCATATAAGTTATCTACCGAACTTAATTCTAAGTATATAAACCTCGCACAGAACGGATCCTCTAACACGAAGATCTACCGTACTACAACAGAATTCCTACAACAAACCAATAAGAAGATCGACATGATTGTTATCATGTGGAGTAACTTTGGTCGTTTCGAATTATGTGAACCCTTCACACTACAATCGGATCTGGAGATTAACATTCACCGTGAATCTAATATGAACCAGATCATTGCTAATCATCGTCCCGACAGGTTTAGGTTTGACAACCGATCTAATGAGGCACCTAAACGTATGAGAATACTCAAGGAGTATATCGATAACGTCTGGACTATGCACACATCTATCGTACACACATTGATGTATATGAAAAACATACAATTCCTATGTGACCAGATGGGTATAGGTGTCATACAAAGTGTCATACATGGAGACATGTATCATAATTTTCTGAGAACATTAAAGTCTGAGGACTATGAACAGTACAAGTCTGCTATTGTCGAATCTTTGTCTTATCTTAGAGATGAGTGCCGTATAGGACTTGGTAGATATTCGGATATATATACTATGTCGGCAAATAAGAAGAGTGTTAAACCACGTGGTCATGCTTGTGAGAATTCACACACGGAGTTTGCTAATCAATTAATTGATATAATCAAGGAACATAATGTTAGTTACTAACGGGTGTAGTTTTGTATGGGGAGATGAGTTGGATGGTTATGAAGACAATCAACACGAACATCTTGCATTCCCAAGCATACTTGCAGAACATCTCGAAATACCTTTTGTGAATATTGCAACATGTGGTGCATGTAATCAAAAGATCTTTAGAGATACTATAGATTATTTGAGTAGACACGATGATGTAACACATTTGGTTGTCATATGGTCAGCATGGCAACGTCATGAAACGGCAGAGACTCACCCTACAGGTTATGAAGAGGAGATGAAGATTCAACGATGGCAGTGCATGACTCAGATATCTCCGAGTAGGTTGGAATATCTACATCCGGATCTGAGTAATGTACTTGACCCATACTATGATGTTGTCGAGTCTACTCGTGATGGTATCATTAGTACAATAACTTACATGGAAACACTGGGTCTCTTATGCGAAGCAAAAGGTATAAAGTTAATACAAGGTGTATTCCATGAACGCATGTGGGTAAACTACATAGACTGTTTCACACCTTTAAATACCAGAGACAAGAATTGGGGTGAGTATAATGATTGGGTAAAGAGGAAAATTAATTCTTTCCCAGATCATCATAGATTGGGTATGGGCAAATACACTGATCTATTTAAACTCGCAAGAACTAAGTATAAGGTAAAACCATTTGGGCACCCAGACGAAGAAACCCATGAAGAATACGCAGGACTATTACATCACGTATACAGGACAGTTAAATTTTAATGAGCACAGCAAATTTGTTAGAGGCATTACAGAAAGGTAATGTAAGTATAAACTTTAAGCATTGGATGACCGAAGAACCATTGCATGTTGTAGGTACTCTTGTTAGCAAAACAACAATCAAACAACAACATGATACTCATACTATTATTGTTTATGATACAGATAAAGAGTCTTGGATGGATATTCGTGTATCCACAATCATTGACTGGAAAATGGAATAAAAGGTGAGTGTTCCATAACCCGATTGTATAAATAGATATGTAAACTATTACAACAGGGTATTTATGGAATATTTAGAATTAATAGGAGACGTTGGTTTCCCTATAGCATCTGCACTCGCAGGTGGTTTCTTCGTGTTTCTTACCCTAAAGTTTATTCTCGCAGGTGTACTTGATGATATCAAGACACAACGTATGTTTGTGAAATCATTGCAGAATCGAATTGGCACTATGAATAATGAACTATTAAAGATAGACATTATGATATCCCATGCATTTAGTATTAGACCAGATATGAACAGAGTAGCAAGGTCTAAAGGGCAAGAGGATCACAGGAAGGATTAGAGAATGGAAACAATAGTAGAAGCAATAGGAACCTATGGGTTTCCTATAATGGCGGCAATAGGGTTAGGATACTTCATATACTACATATGGATCTGGGTAACACAGGAAGTGAATCCAGTGATAGAAGAATCCCACATGACCTTAATTGACCTAATTGATAAAGTACGTATGTTGGATAACGATTTAATAAGACTAAATGTTAAATTAGATATGTTGCTACAACAACAGGATAAAGACAATGAAAAGATTAGTATTACTCACATTGATGATAGTGACTACTCAGACCCAAGCAACTGAGATAGTACATGGGTTTAAGAACCCGTCATTTAGTGGAATAGGAACTGGAGCACATTATTTAACAATTGAGAACCAAGAGCATTCAAGGAAGAAAGCAATTGCCGATGCTTTAGAGGCGGCACAGAAGGCGGCAGAACGTGAAGCAGATAACACCGTATTGGCAAAATTTATACGTAATCTGGAATCACGAATCTATGCTCAGTTATCTAAGCAATTGGTAGATAATATGTTTAGCAATGATAGTGCGGTAACGTTCGGGTCATTTACATTAGAAGGATCCGTTATAACCTATGAAGTAATTACGGGAGAAGACGGAACAGAATTTATTAAGATGACCATCATTGATAGTGATGGTACAGAAACAATTATTGAGATCCCTATTGGAACTGGTAACTTTGGTTCGGATGGAGATACAGGGGATGGTGGAGATGGCACGTAATTTGCTACTACTATCTGTACTGTTCATTTTTTTGACAGGTTGTGCATCCATACCACAGTGGTCGGATCAACCCCAAGATTGTAATGATGAAGCAGGAAAATATTCTGAAGGTTACCAACGGCATTTGCAGATGGGTCTTCAAAAAACGATGGCACGTAAATATATATGTGTGGATCTCCCAGAAGTGGTTAAACTACCGGCATATGTAGAACTCCTACAGGTGCCACCGGCAACCCTAAAACCAGTTGTTGCCGTATACGGGTTCAAAGATCTTACTGGACAAAGAAAGGCACGAGACGGTATTGCAGATTTTAGTACTGCCGTCACTCAAGGTGGAACTGAGATGCTGATCGATGCACTCAAGACTGCGGGACAAGGTACATGGTTCCGTGTAGTCGAGAGACAAGGTATAGACAATTTGGTCAGAGAACGCCAGATTGTGAGGAGTACCCGTAAAGAGTATGCCGATGAGAAATCGCAGGGCATTGCCCCTCTGCTTTTCGCAGGGATGATTATCGAAGGTGGGATCATTGGTTATGACACCAATGCGGAAAGTGGTGGACGAGGTGCCAGAACATTAGGCATTGGATTTACCAGACAGTATCGCAAAGATATTGTCACAGTCTCTGTCCGAGCAGTCTCTGTGCTAACGGGAGAAGTTTTGTTAAACGTGCAGACCAAGAAGACTATTTTGTCTTATGGGTCTGGTGGGGATCTGTTTAGGTTTTATGAACAGGGAACCCAACTCGTAGAATACGAGGACGGAGTGGGTAATAATGAGTCAGTGACATATGCGGTACGCTCTGCTATTGAAGCAAGTGTACTAGAGTTAATATACCAAGGTCACGATAGAGGACTTTGGAAAGTAGGGGAAGGACATCGTCACCCCCATCAAGCAGATGGGAAAAATGATGGACACCCTTTAGGAGAAAAAAATGAATAAGTATTTTATTGCTATGGCAGGATTAATGCTAACTTCGTTTGCGTGGGCAGCGGCAACTGATGATAACGAGATCAATATAGATCAGACTGGTAACACTCTGACTCTTTATATCGATCAAGTTGGTTACGGTAACAAGATTGGTTTAAACAATTTTGAAACCTCATCGGCGGCAACACCCATTACTGGTACTTCGTTGACCTTTAATATAGATCAACTTGGTAACGAAAACTTACTATATGGTACGTTAACAGCAAACAGTTCTACATATAATCTTATGTGGACTGGTGACAGTAACGTTCTTGATTATAAGATCGGTGATGTTGGATCTTCGGATACAACAGCAATGGATATCACTATGACTGGTGATTCTAACACAATCGATTTTGATCAAGGATCTGTTGCATCTTCTGAACGTTTAGATTTCGATCTAAGTGTTCTTGGATCAACAAACGTATTTGATATAGACATTGAAACAGATGATGTTACTTGGAACTGGGATATTACTGGTGACGGTAATGACATTAAATCTTTACAGAATGATGGTTTTTACCAAACGCAAACAGTTGAGTTTGACGGAGACAATGCAAACATCGACATTAATCAGTTAAGTGGTACATGTCCTACAGGTATTAGCACTTGTAAGGGTATCATCACTTTAGATATTACGTCCGATAATGCTGTTATCCAGATTAATCAAAAAGACACTGCTGGCGACAGTTAGCACTTTTCTACTAATTGGTTCGGTCAATGCCGAATCGATTGGTGGGGTAGTCGAATCTACGGGAGTAGGTTCTTTAGAGCGTGAATCCAAGCAAATTGTGGAAGGTGCAGTTGGGACTGAAATCCAACTAAACGACACTGCACAAACTGCGAAGGGTAGGATGCTCATTAAGTTTCTTGATGATGCAGAACTATCTTTGATAGAACATACCAAAGTCTATATCGATAAGATCTATTACGATCCAGATCCGAGCAAGTCCAAGATGGTCATGAAGATGGCACTTGGGACTGCAAGATTTGCGTCTGGTCGTTTGGGTATGGTAGACAAATCTAATATCGATATCAAAACACCCACCGCAACCATTGCGGTTCGGGGCACAGATTTCACAACTACAATCGATGAACTGGGTAGATCACTTGTGATTCTACTTCCAGATGAGTACGGTGCTCCGTCTGGAGAGATTGTAGTATCTAATGAGGCAGGATCCGTAACACTATCCCAAGCATATGCGGCGACTATGGTATCCAGTATATCCACAATGCCAACTCAAACAGTAGTGATAGATAACATTACATCAAACACGATTGATAATATGTTTATTGTCAATCCACCCGAAGAGGTAGCACAGGCAATAGAAGATCAACGTGCACAAGAAGCACGGTTCGACTATGGTAAACTGGATGCAGACTTTCTTGCATTCGATGAGTTAGATAAGGATTACGAAGATTATCTCGAAGAGGATGATTTCACCAGACTGGACTATGATGCTCTGGGTGGAGACTTCCTTGTAGACCTACTCGATATAATAGAAGAATTAGAAAGAACTATGGGTGATCTATCTGATCGACAAGCAAGTACGGGTATGGGTAAAGCAACATTAAAGGGTGCTACGTATGGACTAAATAATGACAGTCAATACAATATCTTTAATGAAGATGGTGGTCTTGTATTTTACAGGGACGTTAATGGTGTGATAAGTTTACGTTTCCTATCTGGTGGTGGTATCACAGTAGATACCGAAGTGGATGGGTACAAGGGAATCATTACTGCCGATGGTGGTGGTGATATAGTAGTTGTTATTAAACAGAGTAATTAATATGAAAGAAAATAAATTTTGGCAAGTGATGACAGTAGTAACCATTCTATCTATGGTAGCACTTAGTGCTATGGCAGATAATGAGATCCAGATCGAGCAGTCTGGTACTAATTTCAGTTTAGGTATAGAACAAATTGGTGCCAATAATGTCGTGGAGATGTTGGATAGTGGATCATTTATCAATACAACATACAGTGGACTTCTATTCATACAGCACAACGAAGGTAATACTTCTGAAAACAATATCACAATAGATGAGATGAGTGGTACTGGAAATGGTGTAAAGATCTGTCAAGGTTGTGCATTCGATTATCCAGAGAGTTATACTAACCACGACTATTGGTATGATACTTGGGAAGATGGTGGACATTCCGTTAATCTAACCATGTACGGAGACAACAACGGTCTTTCGGTTCAACAAACAAATCAAGGTAATGCAGGAAATAATGGTCATTCATTTGATCTACACTTGGCAGGTGATGATAATGAGGTCACTGCCATTCAACAACACGATGGTGCTAAAACAATAGACCTTACTATCTACAATGATGAGAATGATGTGTTCATTCGTCAAAAGGGAACTGGTTCGACTCATAGTGCGGTTGTACAGTTAGACGGTACATATGGCACCGATTTAACCTTAAAACAATTTAACTCAACATCAACCTATACCTTATATCAGAACTGTTTAACTGTAGGTGGATGTTCTGTTACAGTAACACAACAATGACCAAGTGGTGGTCAGTACTGCCAATTATATTTCTCTTTGCCTTTCTAAAGGTACAGCAGGGAGATATAGCAAAGACTGTACAATATAGTTTCTATGATTATCTACAGCAGAGTCAAGAACGGATCTCTGTAGATGACATAGTATTGATCAATATCGATGAGAAAGCAATTGAACTTGAAGGACAATATCCATGGCCCAGAGACACCGTAGCAAAGTACATCAACAAGACACCCCCATCATCTCTCATAGTATCCACAATGATATGGTCAGAGGAAGATCGATTCAAGGGAGACAGTGCTCTGGCAGAATCAATGTCAAGAAAAGCAGTAGTCCTCCCGTCCGCACCTACCCACCAAACTACTTCGGATGATTTAGGTATCTATGCTAACGTGTCTACGTTTGGCAAAAAAATCGACACGTTACCAGAATATGTCGGTGTCATCACCCCATTACAAGAACTCGCACAGATGTCAATGGGTGTTGGTGCAGTATCCGCAGTGGTGGATCAACCTACTGGAGTGTTGAGACGTGTACCGATGATGGTATCAATCAATGGGCAACCATATCCCAGTTTGGGACTTGATGCGGTACGTGTAATGATGGGTGAACCATCCTACACCGTTAAATACAATTCTGTTGGTGTAGAATGGATAAGATTGGGTAAACAGGATCCTTTGGTCACAGAACCCTCCTCAGAACTCCCTGTTGCCTTCTGGAACGACTTTGTTTCACAGTCCATAGTAGAACCCCTCCCAGAAGGTAAGATATTAATTTTTGGTGTAACCGCAGAGGGTTATGCTAATCCAGTCGCAACCCCAACGGGAGCAGTGTATCCCCACGAAGTTCAAGGTCATCAAATCCAGACCTTAATTTCAGGCGTTCAAATAAAGATACCCGACTGGACTGTAGCAGTCGAGACCTTGATTCTTCTGATAGTATGTTTAGGTATCCTTCTATCGGTCTACACTCTTTCCACAGTTCCTGCGGGGATAGTGAGTTTAGGTATTCTTGGTTTACCATTGAGTAGTTCTTTCTACTTCTGGTATGATTCCTTTTTGTTCGTTGATGCCATTTGGTCTTCAATTGCGGGGTTCCTTGTTTTTGCTCAAAGTTCGTTTAATAAGTATTATATCACATATAAACAGAAAGAGCAAATTAAAAAGCAGTTCGGTACCTATTTATCACCTGCGATGGTTGTAAAGTTACAAGAGAACCCAGATTTATTAAAATTAGGTGGAGACACCAGATACATGACATTCCTGTTCTGCGACATCCGTGGATTCACCCCCATAAGCGAACAGTATAAGACTAACCCCCAAGGATTGACTGAGTTGGTGAATAGGTTCTTATCACCCATGACTGAGATCATCATGGATAATCAAGGAACCATCGACAAGTATATGGGTGACTGTATCATGGCATTCTGGAATGCTCCTTTAGACGTAGAGCAACAAGAAC